AAGATAGATATGGAGTTTCTATTGAATCTGTTGACGCATTATTACTACCACCTGCTAACTTTGTAGGTGCTGCAATTACTGCAATAGTAAGTAATAAGGGTGATATTGAATCATTAGCAATCAACGAACAAGGTAATGGATATGTTGGTGCTGCTATTACATTATCAATTGCTGCTCCAGTTGGAGTTGGTATTGGAACCACTGAAAGAGATAAGTATGCAGTTACTGGAATTTCAACTTTTGCAGAAGCAAGTGCTACAGTAACAGGTGGAAAAATTACTGGATATAACATAACAAATATTGGTTTAGGTTATACACATTCCAACCCACCACAGGTTGTAATACCTCAACCATATTATGGATCTGAAAAGATAATGGAAATAAAGAATGTACAGGGATTTGCAGGTATTATCACTGGTATTTCTACATCAGCAGGAACAAATGGTCATCCATTGGCATTAAGATTTGCTTTCCGTGCAGATAAACCATCAACTGACTTGAAAGCAGGACATTATGTGTATATTTCAAATACACCATTTACTGTTGGTGGAGCACAAACCACTGCAGAATACTTACCATTTAATGATGGATCAATTCAACCAAATAATAACAGATTTATTGCTGGTATAGGTGGAGATCCAACTACATCTGTTGATAAGAATGATAATGAAATTATTGCAATTGGATCAGGATTTATGGATAACATCTATAAGGTTTCTGAAATTGCACATACTTCTGGTGAGAATGGTGAAATTGTTTGTAATATCAAGACTACAAATGATGTTATTGCTGGATTAGCTGCTACTGGATTCCATGATGCAGGTGGAGTTAATATAGATGAACCAACCAATATTGGTTTAACAACCACTTATGGAAAGATATCATGGGGTAGATTATATAATGCTACTAGATCAGAATCACCAATATCTATAGGTGTTACTGGATTAACTGTTGACTCTGGATTAAGCACATTCCCAACAATTCAAAGAAGAAGCTATGCTAGATCTTCATTGAAAGGTTTAAGGAATACTGGTGCTATTAGAATTCAAATAAGTTAATCAATAAAAATGACTATAAATAAAGAAAAAAAGTCTTAGTTAATAAAAATGTCTGCAATTGTTACTGATCAGTTTAGAATTCTTAATGCAAATAACTTTGTAGAGTCAGTAGAATCTGATAACAATTCTTACTATGTTTTTATAGGATTGCCGAATCCAACAAAAGTTGGTTTTGGAAGAGATACAAACTGGAATACAAATACACCAGATCCTGTAGATAATTTTTCTCGCCATGCTCATGTTGGCGACACTATGATGTATGGTAAGAAGATTTCTTCTGCAAACATTAGAAGAATTATTAGAAGGGTTGATTGGACTGCAGGTAATAGATATGAAATCTATAGGGATGATTATAGTGTAAGTAATCCAAGTCCTATAAAAGAATCAAGTAGATTATATGGTGCAAATTATTATGTAATGAATTCAGATTTTAAAGTTTATCTTTGTATTTCTAATGGATCAACTGGTGAAAATCCAAAAGGTAATATTTCTCAAGATGAACCAACATTTACTGATTTAGAACCTTCTAGAGCTGGTGCTAGTGGTGATGGTTACATATGGAAATATCTGTACACAGTATCTCCATCAGACATACTTAAATTTGATTCTACAGAGTACATTACTGTTCCTAATGGTTGGACAACTAGCACAGATGCTCAAGTTAGAAGTATAAGAGAAAATGGCGATTCTACTGTAAATAATAATCAAATTAAGCATGTTTACATTGATAACGCAGGTGGTAAGTATTCTGATGGATTAGGACAAGAGGTTAACATTCTTGGTGATGGTCAAGATGCGAAAGCAAGAGTTGATATTGTTTCTGGTGTAATTAAGGATGTTACTGTAAGTTCTGGTGGTCAAGGTTATAGTTATGGTGTTGTAGATTTGGGTGCTTTACAAGATACTCAACATCCAGCAAACCAAAGAGCAAAACTAGTTCCTATAATTCCACCATCTCTTGGTCATGGTTACGATATCTATACTGAATTAGGAACAGATAAGGTATTAATATATGCTAGATTTGACGATTCTACAAAAGACTTTCCAACAGATACAAAGTTTGCACAAGTAGGTATTGTAAAGAATCCAACTGAAGTTGGAACTGCTAATACTTTTACTGGAACAACTTTTTCATCTTTGAATGCTTTTAAATTTAAAACTGTCAGTGGTACTCCAACCATTGGTGAGGAAATTACACAAGATATTGTAGATTCTAATGGTGATCCACAAAAAGCCCGTGCTTATGTTGCTTCATATGATAAAGAGACTCAAGTTATGAAGTATTTTAGAGATAGATCTCTAAATTATACTACTACAAATGATCAAACTGATTATGCAGGTATATCGGTTAGTGGTCGAATATATGAATTTGAATCTACTGCTAATGCTGTTAAAGGCGAAAGTTCTACTTTTTCGGGGACTATTGATACAGCTTTCACTGGAATTAGTACAAATCCCTCTGGAACAAAGTTAATTAATTTAGAAACAACTTTCAATGATGGGTTATCTAAACCTGAGATAAATAAAGGCTCAGGGGAAGTTGTTTATCTTGACAATAGACCTTTGATCGCTCGAAATACTCGACAAAAAGAAGACGTTAAAATCATCCTGGAATTCTAAAGAAAAATGCCACAAAAGACTAACTTAAATATAAGTCCTTATTATGATGATTTTGATAAGGCAGATAACTTTTACAAGGTGCTGTTTAAACCTGGATTTCCAGTTCAAGCAAGAGAATTAACTGGTCTGCAATCAATATTGCAAAATCAATTAGAATCATTTGGAAGTCATATTTTTAAAGAAGGTTCAATGGTTATTCCTGGTGGAGTAACTTACGATAGCACATATTTTGCAGTAAAAGTAAATCCAGACCATTTAGGCATTGATATTAGTGTGTATCTTGATGCAATAATCAATAATAATGATGGTAAGGGAACTTTAGTTCGTGGACAAAACTCTCAAATAGTAGGAACTATTAAAAATTATATTCTTCCACCATCCGAAGGTGTTGATGATATTACTCTATTTGTTAAATATAAATCTTCTGGAGATAGTAAAGAAAGTCAAGAATTTCCAAATCAAGAAATATTAATACTTGAAGAAAATATTACTTACGGTAATACTACATTAAATGTAGGAGAATCTATCTTAACATTGGTATCTGAGGATGCCACTGCTATTGGATCTGCTGTTGGTGTTGATAAGGGTGTATATTTTATAAGAGGTACATTTGTAGATGTAGATAAATCTCTTGTTATTTTAGAACCATATAGTAATAAACCATCATATAGGGTTGGATTTGAAGTATTAGAGCAAGTTATAAATGCAAATGATGATTCTTCTTTAAATGATAATGCTAAAGGATTTACTAACTTTGCTGCACCTGGTGCAGATAGATTTAGAATATCAGTTAGTTTAACTAAAAAAGCATTATTAGATTATAATGATACTAATTTTGTAGAGTTATTAAGAGTACGAGATGGTGAAATAAAGAAATTAGAGAATAAGTCTGTATACTCAGAGATTAAAAAATATTTTGCTAAGAGAACATATGATGAATCTGGTAACTATGCAGTAAATCCATTTAGAGTAAACATTCAAAATTCATTGAATGATGAGATTGGTTCTGATGGATTATATGTAGAAGGTCAAAAGACTGATGAAGGAAATGATCCTTCAGAAGATACAATGTGTGTTAAGTTGTCACCAGGAACAGCATATGTTAGAGGATTTGATGTAAATTTACCAGGAACAACTGTTTTAGATATAGATAAACCAAGAGATACCAAGAGTATTAAAAATTCACCCATTCCATTTGCAATGGGTAGTTTGTTAAGAGTTAATAATGTTCAGGGATCACCTTATATTAATATTGGTTCTGCTGAGAGTGGTGGTGCTAATGTTATTCATCTTTATAGTAGAAGAATAAGACCTATTCAAGCACAGAGTCAAACTACAGATGAATTAGGTGCAAAAGTTGGTGAAGCTCGTGTTTATTGGTTTGGTTTAACAGATGATTCTTACAATAATGGTGCAACTGAGTGGGATTTATATTTGTATGATATACAGACATATACCTATCTTGAGATAAGTAATCCAGGTACGATTACTGATACTGCACCAGTATCATCATATATTCGTGGTTTGAGTAGTGGTGCTACTGGATATGTCTCTGCAACAAATGCAAATGAGTTAGTTTTATCTCAAACATCTGGAACTTTCATTCAAGGAGAACAGTTAAAGTTTAATGAGCAAGACATAGCTTCCAACTCCTCAGTAATTAAAGTAACATCTTATACCACTGATGATGTTAAATCAGTATATCAAGATGCTAAAACACTTTCAAGTAATAAATTATTAACTCCATTTGCTGCTGATTCTGTCCTATATGACAAAATTTTACCAAATTTCTCTGCTTTTGATAAATTAGTAATTGTTGGAGACACTACTGGAAATGATGCAACTGCAACTTCAACTAGAAGAAGATTCTCTGGTCAAGTTGGATTAAAAACTGATAGTATTGTAGGATATTCAACAGATACTAGTGCTGTTCAATTTGAAACATTTAATAGAGTAAATTCAATATCTGCTGATGGTAGTTCAATAGGACTTCAACCTGTTGGTATTGTAACTGGTTTAATAAATGGTGAGGTTCTTTCTTCAGCAACTCCTATTGCTCCAACATTCCGTGTTAAATCACCTAAAATTCTTAATTTAAATAATTCTGGATTATTTGCAAATTTACCAAAAAGAAATGTATCAGCAGTTGATTTATCAAATTCAACTCTTTCAATATCTCGCCAAATAACAGGAAAAACAACTTCTGCAAGTGGTAGTGTTACATTAACAACTCAAGATGCTTTAGATGGATCCTCAGATGGTGGTGCGATTGGTATTACTAGTGCATTCTTTGAGGCATTTGATCAGGAAAGATATTCTATAATTTATGATGTTGATGGAGTACCAGAGAAATTAAGTTCAGATAAAGTAACTATTACTAATGATGGTAATGACTTAGTATTTACAGGTCTTCAACCTAGTAAAAATATAACTATCAATACTACATTAAGAAAAATAGGTCTTACAAGTAAGTCTAAAGACTATATTAGAAGCAATAAATTAGAAGTAACAAGAACTGTTGGTGTATCAACTAATGCACAATTAACTCAAAGTAAATATTATGGATTAAGAGTTGAAGATAAAGAAATATCATTAAATGTTCCTGATGTAGTAAAGATTCTTGCAGTATTTGAATCTAAAGATACAAACACTCCTAGTTTAGATCGATTAACATTTGTAGGAGGATTAGCATTAGATACAAATTCTATAGTTGGTGAAAAAATTATTGGTAAGAAGAGTAGAGCAATAGGTCAAATTGTAAATAGATCTTCTGCTAATGAAATTGATTTTGTATATCTTAATGGAAATACATTCTCACCTGGCGAAACAGTTAATTTTAAAGAGTCTAATATAGAAACAAATATTCAAAAAGTAGTTCCTGGAAACTATGTGAATAGAACATCTAATTATAGATTAGATAAGGGACATAAGAAACAGTATTCTGATTATTCTAAGATAGTTAGAAATGCAAACGCAGGTGTTCCTTCTAAGAGATTACTTATTATATTTGATCGATATAAAGTTCAGAGTGGAAATAATGGTGATTTATTTACTGCAAATTCATATACTAAAGATAGGTACACTAATGATATTCCAAGTATAGGAAGAACTAGGACTACTGATATTCTTGATTTTAGACCAAGAGTTAACGAATTTGATCCATCAACAACTAATGCATCTCCATTTGCGTTTTCATCAAGAAGTTTTGAAACAACAACCAGATATGTTGTTGCTCCAGATGAGAGTTCTATTGTTGGATATACTTATTATCTACCAAGAATTGACAAACTAGTAATTAATAAATTTGAACAAGTAAAACTTATTAAGGGAGTTTCTGCTGAAAATCCAGCACCACCTACTGAGGTTGGTGATTCTATGGAAGTTGCTGAAATCACACTTCCTCCATATCTCTATAACCCAATAATTGGTCCTAAGATTAAGTTATATGATAATAGAAGATTTACCATGAGAGATATTGGTAAAATCGAAAAGAGAGTTTCTAATTTAGAAGTAATGACTTCTCTTACTGCTCTTGAATTGGATACTAAATCATTATCAGTTACTGATGCTGATGGATTGGATAGATTTAAAACTGGATTTGCTGTAAATGATTTCAAAAATAGAGATTTCATTAACTATAATCGTGAGCAAGGATCTAGATGTGAGGTTGATGTTGTCAATAAAGAATTAATTAGTGCTGTTGATTTCTGGTCTATTCCTGCTGAATTAGCATTTGATCCTTCTTTAGATCAAAGTATAGTAGATATTTCATCTAATTTAAAACTTTTAGATTCTAATTGCAGAAAAACAGGAGATGTATTAACATTAGATTTTAATGAGGTTACATGGATTGAACAACCACAAGCATCTCAAGTTGAAAATATTAACCCATTTGAGGTTATAGTATATGTTGGTGGTATTACTCTTGATCCACCATCAGATAATTGGACTAGAACAATCTATGTTGAGGGAACTCATAGAATAGAATCTACAGGTGCAACTTGGGCTGAACATCAAAATACTGTTTCTGATACGAGCCAATCAAATACTGATGTAACAGTAACTGAAACTGAAATTGAGGCTGATCAGGATGAGTTTGAAGGTAATCATAGAGATATTACTACAACTAGAACAACAACTACAACAAGAACTGTAGAAACTTCATTTACTAATACATTAGAGAATGCAGGTAGAGAGTTTGATTATGTAGAAAGTATTAAAATAAGTGGACAAAGTGATCCATTTATGCGTACTAGAGATGTTGCATTTAGTGCAAATGGGTTGAAACCAAGTACAAGGCATTATGCATATCTTGATAGTCAAGCTCCTCATATAACACCTAAAGTTGTTGAAATTCAGATGAATTCTGGTTCTTTCCAGAATTATGAAGATGTTTGGATACACAATGCTCTTGGTCAACCAATCGGTAGAGTTATGGCAATGCCACCAAATCACAAATTTGGTAATACTAGTGTTATTAGACTTCCTATTGTTGTTCCTATGGAGACTGATCCAAATTCAGGACTACAAACACTATCTGGGGGAGTTGGTAGTAGTTTTCCTATACCTGATGGTGACGGATCACTATTGACTACAGTTCAGCAATCTGTGACCTCAAGTAGTGTAAGTGTTGTTGGTGGAACCACTGAAAAATATACGGTAGATATATTTGATAGTTCAAGACCAGCACCATCTGATTCATATTCAGCAACATCTAAATTATTTAACTGTGATGTAAATGAACTTGCTAATAGAACCAACTTATATGGATGGATGGAAGAAGGGTTCCATCTAATAGGTAATACTAGTGGTGCAACAGCTATAATCACAAATGCTGGATTATTCTCAGACAATTGGGGAGATTGTTTAGGTGCAATGCATTTTAGAAATGCAAATACACTACCAAGACCATCAACATTGTTTAGGACTGGAACAAAGACTTTTAGACTAACTGCAGCTTCTGTAGGAACAACAGTACTTCCAGGAAGTACTGCATTAGCTAGTGATGCTTCTACAAGTTATCATGCTACTGGAACTATTCTAACTCAAGTAACAAATACTGTTGGTGTTAGGAATCCACCTGCACCTGCACAGAGACCAAATGAAATTAATGTTACTGTTAGTGTTAATGAAGAATCAGATACACGAAGAATAAGGGCTCCTTATAGAGATCCTTTAGCACAATCATTTACTGTTGATGAATCTGGTGCATTCTTAACTTCATTTGATGTTTATTTTGCTAAGAAAGATCCAAATGCTAAGGTATTTGTAGAACTTAGGACTGTAGAATTAGGAACACCAACAGGTTGGCTTGTTCAAGATTTTGCTCAAGTGTCAATTAATCCAAATGATATACAGACTTCAGATGATGCTTCTATTCCTACTAGAATCAAATTCCCATCTCCAATTTATTTGGAAGCACAAAAAGAATATGCTTTAGTATTCTTATCACCAGGATCTGATCAATATGAAATGTGGTGTGCAACAATGGGTCAAAAGACTGTTAAAACATCTAATTTACCTGATGTTGAAAGTGTTGTTGTTACTAAGCAGTACATTGGTGGTAGCCTCTTTAAATCACAAAATGGAAGTATCTGGACTCCAAGTCAGTATCAAGATTTAACATTTACTCTTTATAAAGCAGAATTTGTTCCTTCTGGTACAGTTACATTCTATAATACTCCAGTTGAGGCAGGTAACGAAAATACTCAAATATTATCAGATAATCCTATTAGAACACTTCCAAGAAAATTAAAACTTGGATTAAGTGGCACTCCTATTGCAGCAAATGTTGCTGTTGGAAGAAAGATTAGTAGTGGTGGTATTGGAGATAGAGAAGATGACAGTATTACTGGTATAGTAGAAAAAGTTGCATCACCTATTGCTCCTGCAACAGATGCTATTACTCTTATTTCTGGTGGTTCTGGATACGACTTTAGTAACTTGAACGGAGTTAAATTAAAGTCATTAGTTGGTAATGGTAGCGGTGTTACTGCAACTTTAACAGTTAGTAATGGAGTAATCACAGATATTGATGCTTCTTCTTCTCAAGCAGGTTCTGGATATTGTCTTGGTGATGTTCTTACTATTGATGAAACAGATAGTAAGTATACAAGTGGTGCTGGTGCAAAATTTACAATTGCTTCTTTGGCAGCAGCACCAGATACTTTATACTTAACAGATGTTCAAGGTGAGAATTTTATTTCTAATGAAGCGTTAATTCATTATGGTGCAAATAATGATACTAGAACTGCTCTTGTAGATAGTGGTGGAACTGCTATAACTGCATCAGCAGATTCTGTCCCCACAAGTGATATTCATTCTGGTAATGTTTTAGAAGTAATTCAACCTAATCATGCACATCATGGTGCGAATAACCTAGTTAGTATTAAAGGTATAGAACCAGACACAATATCCACATTAACAAAATCAGACTTATCAAAAGATGCAACATTAGTATCAGTTGCGAGTACATCATCATTTGCTAGATTTGCTGGAGTTACTACTGATAGAGGAGAAGCTTTATTAGGGTCTGAGATTGTTAATTATGTTATTGGGGAAGGTCAACTTAACATTACTAGAGGAATTGAAGGTTCTTCTGCAGTTGAGCATCCAGAAGATACTAAAATTCAACCATATGAAATAAATGGATTCCCACTATCAGGTATTAATACAACATTTAATCTACCTACAAATACAACTCTAAAATCATCTTCTAATATAGACAATTACTACTTAGAAGTTGATAGAGGAACTAGTGCTAGAGTTAGTGGTAAAAATATGTTATGTTTTACTGACGAAAGATCAATTGGTGGATTATCTGTAGATGTTTCTCAAAATCACCAGTTTAGTACATTATCACCACAATTCAATATTGTTACACCTGGAAAAGGAACTAGTGTAAATTCATCTGTAAGAACCGTAAGTGGAACAAGTGCTGATGGAAATGAAGTATCATTCATAGATCAAGGATTTGAACCTACTATTCTTAATCAAACAACATTCTTCCCAACACCTAGAATAGTTGCTTCTAAAGTTAACGAATCTCAAAGATTGGAAACTTTACCTAAGAATAAATCTTTAACTTTGAAAGTTGATATGACTTCAAGTGATAAGAATTTATCACCTATATTGGATATTAAAAATGCAACCTTTATTTTAGGTAGAAATAAGATTAATAATCCAGTTGGGCAAGATGGATATGCATCTGATATTGGAACTACAGAATTAAGTGGTGATCGTCATGGATCAATCTTTGTTTCAAATAGGGTTAATCTTAAACAACCTGCAACTTCGATAAAAGTTTTGGTTGGTGCTAATCGTCAACCAGAAGCAGATTTCAGAGCATATTATAGATTATTTACTGCAGATTCAACTGAAGTTAATCAAGGATATAGACCATTCCCTGGTTATAAGAATCTGATTGATACTGATGGTGATGGTTTTGGTGATGAAATTATTGATGTTAATTTAAATGATGGTAGACCAGATGCTTATGTTCAACCAAATGGTTTGAATGATTTCTCGGAATATCAATTTACTATAAATGATTTGGAGCAATTTAGTGGATTTACTATCAAGATAGTAATGGCATCCACGAACGAATGTGTTCCTGTTAGATTAAAAGACTTTAGAGCAATTGCCTTAGCGTAATGATAACTTTCCAAGAATTTTTAATATTATGTGAGGGTGGTTTATCAAGATCACTTAGTAAATCAGAAACTCATGATACTGGACATATATCTCCAGATCGTGGAGATGATGAGAGTGAAAATCGTAAAAAAAGAAAACAACTTGAAAGTGATTTAAAAAGAAAAGGTATTGGATTTAAAAAATCAACTGGTAAGTATAAGTATGATGATGGTTCTGATGCCCGTGAAGTTTCTTACCATACAACAAGACCAGAAGGAATGTCAAAACGAAAGTTTGGCAAGACTATGAGAAAATTTGGTAATAAGTATGGTCAGGAATCTATTATTACTAAAAAAGCAGGTAAGAGTGCTAAATTGCACTATACTGATAAGAGTGGAAGAACACCTGATGATATAGGAAAGGCAAAAGCAGGTAAACATCCAGATGGTTATGGAGAAACTGGTGAAAAACGCCAAAGAGGTTCTAAATTAAAAGATAAGAAAAAAGATAGGGATTTCCACTACTCATGAAGACATTTAAGCAATTCATAACTGAATTAGACGCAAAGAATAGTATTGAAAGGTTACATCCTTACAAAACTATGAAAATGGGTGGAGTGAAGGATGGTAAATTCGTTTATCCTGCATTTTTAAGATTATTTAAAAAAGTCCAAGCAAAATCAAAATCAAAAGCAGTATGATACCAGTTGAAGGGCATAAAAATCTGTTTCGTGATCCAGAAACAGGTGCGATTTTAAATAATGATTCAAAAGGATATGCTCAATATAAGTCTAGGAAAACTAGAAGTGCTGATCAGAAAGCAGAACTAGATGAGATGAAAAAAGATATTGATGAGATCAAATCTTTATTGCAACAGTTAGTTAATCATAAAACATAAATAATAGATAGATTCTTGAATTGCTTACATAAATGGCAGATATTAAGGTCAGAGTAGGGCAACAAAATGCCGTAAAAGTCATTTCTTCACTTGCTGGAGCACAAGGACTGTCCTTAGCTGAACTCAGCGATGTTAATGCCACGAATTTACTTAATGGAATGGTTTTGGTTTATAATGCAACAACGCAAAAATGGGACGCAACGTTAACTTTAACGCCTGGTACATCACAGAATTTGGACATCAACGGGGGAAATTTTTAAATGGCTAGCATTATTAGGATCAAAAGATCCTCTGGTACTAATAAACCTGCCAGCCTAAATTGGGGTGAGATGGGTTATGTAACTGGAATCGGCAGTTACGGTGGTACTAATCAATATAAAGATAGAATATTTGTTGGAGATGATGGTAGTAATGTTTTCCCGAT